ATCGGGGGTGGATCAACCAATATTAATATTAATCCGATCGCTCAGACGTCGGGTACTAATGCTAGTGGAACTACTACCCCTATGGGCACACTTGCTGCTATGGGTACTGCCTTGGCTCATAATCATGGCTTTACTTACTCAAGTACTGAACATGGCGTAATTATCGGGTTAGTATCTATTCGTGCTGATCTTACATACCAGCAAGGTCTTGCTCGTATGTGGAGTAGACAGACACGGTACGATTTCTATTTCCCAGCATTTGCAACCTTAGGCGAACAAGCCGTACTCAATAAGGAAATTTATGTTACAGGTACTTCTGGGGACAATGATGTATTTGGCTATCAAGAACGCTGGGCAGAATACCGATATTATCCTAGCCGCATTTCAAGTTTGTTCCGTTCTACTGCTGCTGGAACTATTGATGCCTGGCATCTTGCCCAAAAGTTCACTTCTACACCTACGTTGAATTCAACGTTTATACAAGACACACCACCAGTGAGTCGAGTAGTAGCAGTAGGAGCATCTGCTAACGGACAACAATTTATTTTTGATAGCTTTTTTGATTGTAAAAAAGCACGACCAATGCCAATGTACAGCGTACCTGGCTTAATCGATCATTTCTAATGTTTGGCGGCCTATCCGGAATAGCTGGTCCTGTTATGACAATAGCAGGAGCAGCAACTGGCAACCCAGCTTTAATGATGGCTGGTGTTGGCATGAGTGCACATAGTGCACAACAAAGCCAAGCTCAAGCCAATCAAATGAATATGCAATTGGCTAGTAATCAAATGAATTTTCAAGAGCGTATGGCTAACACGTCTTATCAGCGTGTTGTAGATGATTTAAAAGCTGCAGGTTTAAATCCTATGTTGGCATATTCACAGGGTGGTGCACAAGTCCCAACAGGAGCTAGTGCTACTGTGAGTCCAACTGTAAAAATGGATCAAGTTAATAGTGCGCTTACTGGAGCACAAACAATGTTAAATGCTGCTAATTCAGCAGCTGAAGTAGAGTTAAAAGGCGCCCAAACAATTACACAAGGTGAACAACAAGCTTTATTAAGGGCTCAAAAATTACAAGCGGAAGCTGATGCAGCTCAAAAAGCTGGTCATACTTATAAACCTAATGAATTTACAAGTTATGTAAATTCTCAAATAGCTGCAAATCAAGGCGCAAGCCAACAATCTATGGCTACTGCAAAAAATATTAGAGAAAATATAGCCCCAACTGCCGATCCTTGGTATGTTCGGCAGGTTAAACAATCTTTTTCAAGTTCCAAACAAGCTTTGGATAGTGGTATTGAAAAAGTATATAAGTCTGGTAAAGACTGGGCTCGTCAGAAATATCAACAATTTACTGGAGGTAAATAATGAGTAAAAATACAGTTTTTTTACGTACACCATACAACTATGACAAAGATGCTGCCTCAAATGAGTCAGGGTTGCATTGTGAGGATGCTTCCCTGGCTCAGCAGCATTTTAAAGAAGAATGTGACATCAACACAATTCTTCAAAAATTTAATATTTCGGGTTTATTACCCGAAAACCCATTATCGCCACGCTATGGCGATTTCACCGGTATCGGTGACTACCATACTGCCTTGAACCGCGTTTTCGCGGCTCAAGAAGAATTTGAGGCATTACCAGCCCAAATTAGAGCTCGATTCGGTAACGATCCAGCTCAATTAATCGAATTTATGGAAAATTCGGATAATCGATCAGAAGCCGAGGAACTCGGTTTGATCGAAAGAGCAGCTGCCGAAGTCGTAGAAGCTGCTCAAAATACCCCTGAAAAGGCGGCCGAATAGGCCGTAGCACAGTTACTTTACTTGATGTAACTGTGCTAGGTGACACCAAAACCGCAAAAGCTTAAAAAGGGAGATACAAAATGATGTATAGAAAACCATTGAATAAATATCGTTCGGCTAAATCTTTTAGACGTAACGCTAAACGTACAAAATCTGCAAACATGGCTAAATCTCCACAACGTGGAGGCTGGAGACTCTAAAAAAGTCCCAGGCACCTCACATGCCATGTTATTACCCACTAAAAGCATATCAATGCTTAGATGGACATATAGTCTTTTACGAAAGTAAAAGACACGATACTGTCAAAACTTTAAATTTACCCTGTGGCCAATGTATTGGCTGCAGGCTTGAACGCTCACGTCAGTGGGCGATTAGGTGTATGCATGAAGCTCAAATGCATACTCAAAACTGCTTTATAACCCTTACTTACAATGATGACCATCTCCCAAGCGATAGATCACTACACTATAGAGACTTTCAGCTCTTTATTAAAAGATTACGAAAACGGTACCCTGGACGAAGAATACGTTATTACATGGCTGGAGAATATGGTGAAAACCTGGGGCGTCCGCACTGGCACGCCTGTATCTTCGGACTCGATTTCGATGATAAGAAATTATGGAAACGGACTGCCGCTAATAGTGTCTTATATCGATCCAAAGACCTTGAATTACTCTGGCCATATGGTTATTCCTCCATTGGAGATGTTACTTTCGAATCCGCAGCCTACGTGGCTAGATACATTATGAAAAAGGTTACAGGGAAAAACGCTAATGAACATTACACAGAAATTGACCCTGATTCAGGGGAAATTACTACACGTAAACCTGAGTTTACGAAAATGAGCCTTAAGCCTGGAATTGGTTACGAATGGTATAAAAAATACACTTCCGATGTGTATCCTCACGATTACGTGGTAATTCGTGGAAAAAAAGTCAAACCACCTAAGTATTATGACAAAAATTATAAAATAGACAATCCGTACGAGTTTGACGAACTACTTTACTTCCGAGAAAAGTCTGCTAAACTTAACTTTGAAGATAATACGCCTGATAGATTACTTGTAAAAGAACAAGTAACTCAGGCAAAACTTCAAAAACTTAAACGTAACCTCACTTAAGGATATTCCTCATGAAATTAGTATTATGTTCTGTTAAAGACCGTGCAGCTGATGCGTTCGGTCGACCAATGTTTGTTCCATCTGTTGGAGTTGCTATTCGGAGTTTTAGCGACGAAGTTAATCGCAACGACCCCGAAAACCAGCTAAATAATCACCCCGATGACTTTGATTTATATGAACTCGGGGAATTTGACGACAATACCGGATTATTTGCTTTACATGAACAACCAAAACTATTATCTTTAGGGAAACAGGTAAAAATACCTAAAGAATGATTTAAACAAGCCGACTCAAAGGTATTATCTTTGGGTCGGAACAATTACAGGAGCTCGATAAAATGCATCGTAACCAGTCAGTAGATGTACACCAATTTACAATGATTCCTAAGGCTGATATACCTAGGAGTTCATTTGATTGTCAATCAACACATAAAACTACTTTCGATGCTGGGTATCTTGTACCTGTATACGTAGATGAGATGCTCCCAGGCGATACATTTCGCCTAAATATGACTGCATTTGCTCGTTTGGCTACACCTCTTTATCCAGTGATGGATAACTTACACCTTGATTCCTTCTTTTTCTTTGTACCCAATCGATTGATTTGGGACAATTGGCAAAAATTTATGGGTCAACAAAATAATCCATCGGATTCGATTTCTTATGTTGTACCCCAACAAGTATCACCAGCTGGTGGATATGCCGTAGGATCTTTACAAGATTACATGGGATTGCCTACAGTTGGACAAGTAACTGCTGGACAAACTGTTTCTCATTGTGCCTTTTGGCCAAGAGCTTATAACCTCATATATAACGAATGGTTTAGAGATGAAAATTTACAAAATTCTGTTGTTGTTGATACTGGCGACGGCCCTGACACTGTCACTAATTACACTCTTCTTAGACGAGGAAAGCGGAAGGATTATTTCACTTCAGCTTTACCATGGCCTCAAAAAGGTACTTCTGTAACGCTACCTTTAGGTACGTCTGCACCAGTTAAAGCAAATGTTAATTTAAACTTTGCTAATTCTTTTGTAACAACAACCAACGCATTGCCTGGTACTGTGGCAATGTCTACTACAGGTAATCCAACTTTATATGCTGACTTATCTACTGCGACTGCCGCAACAATTAATCAATTACGTCAATCCTTTCAAATTCAAAAACTTTTGGAGCGTGATGCACGCGGAGGTACACGTTATACTGAAATTATTAGGTCACATTTTGGTGTTATTTCTCCTGATGCTCGCTTACAGCGTCCCGAGTACATCGGGGGTGGATCAACCAATATTAATATTAATCCGATCGCTCAAACGTCGGGTACTAATGCTAGTGGAACTACTACCCCTATGGGCACACTTGCTGCTATGGGTACTGCCTTGGCTCATA